CGCGCCAACAGACCGTTGTGCGCGGTTTTTTATGGGCGGGCGCGTGAGGGAACCTTCGGGTTCGCTGCTTCCTTTGGTGCAGTAATGCCAATCTTGCGTTGCCCGCTCACCCTGATTGGCATCGGGGTACGGGCTCTAACCCAAAGGAGTCTCGCTATGAATCACCGCACACAAACACAATTACGAGAATTTGGACTTGATACAGAGCGTTTAGAGAATGCGTTCAGTGATGGTCGCATTATCCCCATGACAGCAAATACCCTTAAGGCTGAGCAGGATGCCCTGTCAGAGCGTGTTTGGGATGGCCTTACCCAGATAGCCGAAGAATTTTGGGCGCTCTCTAGGGCGGCCAATATCGACGATGTAACGGCTGCTGAGTTATTACACTCAATGCAAGTTAAAAAAGGAGAGGAAAATGTCTGATGCAGATCAAAATATTCTTATAGAGCACAAAAGGGGGAGACAGGGGTTTACCCAGATAAGAAATGAGCTTTTCGATTATAACGAAATTTCACCAGAAGCCAGGTTTTTGTTGTTTCTGCTTTTGCGTCATGACCCGGTCAAATGGAAATATTCAAGAACAGATATGATCCGGCGTTGCGGCGTTGGTGAGAAGAAATATCGGCGGATGGTTAAAGAGTTAAAAGATCAAGGATTTCTTGAGATAAAGCGAGTTAATGATCCGAAAAAAGGTGGCTTTGTAGGGTGTAAATGGATTACTGACGACCTCATACCCACTGAGCGCCCAGAGCACATAGTGCGAAAGGTACCATGTGCTAAACAGGCTGATATAATAAGACCAATTGATAATAATACTAATCTTAAAGAAGACCAATTATATATTATTAGTCAGGAAGAAAATAATAATCTTAATAACAACCAAACCTTGAATGACAATAACGAAGATACTCAGTTATCAACATCGAAACCTATTACAAACACTGATCTTTTAGGAGACATCCCTGAAAAGAAAAAAAGTTCCGCTAAAAAAAGAAAAGCGGCACCTCGTGTTCCGATACCGGATAATTTCCCCGGTGATGATTTGCTGATTGAAGCATCCAAATTCTTTCGAGGCCATGGTTTATCAAAAGATGTTGATGTCATGGCTGATAACTTCAAGTTTTACTGGAAGGAAACAGCCATACCATCAAAGCGCAATAAAGCTGATTGGCCGGCGACATGGCGACAATGGTATCGCAACGAAGCTTCAAGAGCGGCTGATTATGAGAAACGGTTCAATAAAATTTCAAAATAATCTGATTTTATGTTGCGTAGAATGTAATAGGTTGGTATAGGCATTAAACAGATTATTTTTTTAAGCGTGAAAAAACGATGTTAGGATTTAAAAATGGCCAAGAATGTTACTGATTTTCCAAAAGGAACCAATGGCGAGGCAAAGCTGCCTGATCGTGAAGTCTTGATGAATTTATCCCGTGAGGTTTCGGGACAAAATTCTGAAATGGCAAAAATACGCGGGGAACTTGGCTCGACCTACAAGGAGGCTGAAAAGGATCGCAACATCCACAAGGCGGCGTTCAAGCTTTGCGTTAAGTTGAAAAATATGGATGACACCAAACGCGATGAGTTTTTAACCCACCTTGATCATTACAGGGATAAAATGGGTATTGATGAGGGTCGGACCCAGAATATGTTTGGCGACGACGAAGCGGCTTAGGTCCCCCCCCAGTGGCCTGGGCATTGCCTTAAAACTGCCTATTTAAAAATTCCATGGGGATGTGTGAGGACTACTAGTGGGGTCCAAGACCACAACCAAAGCGCCGGGACGGCGGGCGCGGAGGTCAGGACAAATACCCAAAGGAAAGACCTGAACTTTCCAGCCGTCAATTTGGATTCTTAATTACCGCGACGATGGAAAAGCAAAAACTAGGTCTACGGGTCTAGTAGCGGACGGACGGCGGCAATGTGCACTGTAACTTAGTTCAATCCATGACAGTCGGAGAGACGGCACATTTTTAGAAAGAAAGGCCCGTTCGTGCGTGTCTTAGATTTGTTTTCGGGAATTGGCGGAATGTCTTTGGGGCTTGAGCGAGCCGGTATGGAAACAATAGCTTTTTGTGAGATAGAGCCATACTGCCGGCGGGTATTAGCAAAGCACTGGCCAGACGTTAAATTATATGAGGATATCAGAAGTCTTGACGCAACCACCATCACAGCCGACCTTGTTTGCGGGGGATACCCTTGCCAGCCTTTTAGTCAGGCCGGGAAGCGACAAGGCGAGAACGATGACCGTCACCTCTGGCCAGAAATGTTTCGTATCATACGCGAATGCCGGCCGTCTTGGGTTCTTGGTGAAAACGTTGCTGGGCATATCAGTATGGGGCTCGACAGTGTGCTTTCTGACTTGGAAAGCCAAGGCTACACCTGCCAAACGTTTGTTATTCCAGCTTGCGCCGTCAACGCCCCGCACAGACGAGACCGAACTTGGGTTGTGGGCCACGCCGAGGGCCAACGATGCAGAGAAACGCGGGAATATAGCTCCCGATCCACGAAACGGCCTACCGGCTCAAGCGCTGCACGGCAGGTTATTGCCGACGCCAAATTGCAGCATGGATCGATCGCCATGCCCCCAAGACGGGGAGGCGGCGGTAATGAATATTCCAAGAACGGACGGATCAAAAAGAACAATAAGGCTCCAGGATGTTGTGCACCTTCTTCCGACACCATGTGCATCGGATCATCGCGATCGAGGGGGGCCAAAGGATCGATCTATCCAGCGTCGAAAAGAGATAGGCAAGTCGATAGAACTATCAATGACTGTAGATGGCCAATTGAACCCAGCGTGGGTCGAGTGGCTAATGGGGTTCCCGGCAGGGTGGACAGACTTAGGTCACTCGGAAACGCAGTTGTCCCGCAAGTCGTTGAGCAAATCGGACGCGCCATAATGGTTGCTGAGAATTTATAGAAAGAGGCCCGACGATGGATATCAAGCGAGATGCGCATATATCAGACTGCGGGAGATACCGTTACCTGCTTTCTAGGACTTGGCGCGACAGCGATGCTTCGCCTGCAATGGCTCATTACGTCCCACCAAGGCAACTTGTCTTTGTGATGCTAAATCCCTCGACGGCTGACGCATACCAGGATGATCCTACTATTCGGCGCTGCATCGGATTTGGTCGCGATGAATTTGACATGATCCATGTGGCCAATCTTTACGCTGGGCGCGCAACTAAACCGAATGATTTGTTTTCAATGGACGATCCGGAGGGGCCTGAGAATCTGCGAGTATGGGAGAAGATAAAGACTTCGAACGCAACATTAATATGTGCTTGGGGCGCTGATCGTCGCGCTAAGCATCAATCAAAAAAGTTTATCGATTTCATGAGCGGGCGAGATTTGCACTGCCTTGGAATTACAAAAGATGGACACCCAAAGCATCCGCTATATTTGAAAGCCGATACACAAATTGAGCCGTTCATTTTGGCACAAGCGGCTTAACCAGTAGGAGACCCCACTATGCCAAAATACAGAAAAAAGCCAGTAGAGATTGAAGCGTTTAAATTCGAAGGTCATGGATTTCAGCAAAAACCTAAATGGTTTGAGGAGGCCATTCGAAAGGGTGATGCTTCAATGCTTGGCGGAAAAGCAACTATCAAAACCCTTGAGGGTATAATGACCGCTTCACAAGGAGACTTCATTATACAAGGTGTGAAGGGTGAAATTTACCCATGCAAGCCAGATATATTCGAAGCGACTTACGACGCAGTATAACTTCACGCAAAGAGGCCAATATGGCAGGAAGAATTTCAGTAAAAAAATCGGACCCACCTGAAACTACAGAGGTTTTGGCGGAGGCGATCGTTAAGTTAAGTGAAGGTATGGCATCGCTATCTAGTAGCGGTTTGAATCGCAAGGCTATTGTGACGTTGCTTCACGATAAAACAAAAATCCCAAAGAGAGATATTGTAACCATCATTGATGGTATGAACCAGCTTGCTGGTTGGTACTGCCGCAGCCAGTAGGAGATGCCGATATGACAGTTAAAATGAGAAAAAAATTGCTTACGGCAGGGCTAATCTGCGGGTTTGCGCTTATGATTATTGCGCTAGTAATTTCCGAGCCTGGATCGCGACCCTTAACGGCGGGATTAATCGGGGCTTTCCTGACCGTCGTTGGATTTATTGGATTAGCGGATTAGGTGTATTGCTCAATGATCCTAGCTCTTGATATATCAGCGCGCAATACGGGATGGTGTGTTGGTTTTGCCGATGGTGAGAAAACTATCACCGGATCATTTGGTTTTTCTGGCCGTAAGGATGATTTGGGCCGTCTTAGCACGGAGTTTCTAGCAGCATTAAAAGAGATTGTGCGCGCTTATGAGCCGACATTGGTTTGTATTGAAGAGCCTATACGCCCCAGTATGAAAGCGAACCTACTGGCATTGCGTCAGCTCTATGGCTTGTCCATGGTTGCGGAAATGTTGTGTTATAAAGCTGGGATATCGGTTTGTGAGGCGCATAATAGATCGCATAAAAAGATCATTTATGGTCATGGTGGTAAAAAACCTCTTGAGGCTGTTGCAATAGAAAAAGCAAAGCATTGGGGTTTTAATCCATCCAATCATGACGAGGCCGATGCTTGCGGGGTATGGCTGATGACGGTGAGAGAGGTTTACCCCGATGAATTTAAAAGGCTTGAGGTTTTAAAATCAGAACGCGTTGCACAAGCGGGAATGTCATTGATATAATTATGATCCTGATAAAGAAAATCAATGATGACCAGGACATTGCTGAAGCTTTAAAAGAGCGTCGCAACCAACTTGGTGAAACGCAAGAGCATGTAGAGCACCAGGTTAATTTGGCCTCTGGCCATCTTGGCAAGGTTGAACACGGAGGCAAGACATGGGGAAAGCAAGTATTAAGAATGACCATGACGCTGAACTGGCTTCTGGAATATTACCGTCTGACCCTTATGGTGGTAGACTTGGATACGGCAAATGCTTTAACGGACCAAAAGGTGGAACGGCGTTTGCGCAGCCATTACAGGAAGAAGACAAGAATAGATCATCCCAATGCAAGGCGCATGACCTTGAAGATGACGAGGATGCCCATAAAACCCCCACACAAGCGCAAGTAAGACTGGCATGGCGTTGTGTTAGGTCATCACTGGAAGCGCTCAGACAGGCATCTATGGACGCTCTGGACGCTGTTGATCAAGCCTCACTTGTTGCTGGTCTTGGTGCGGATGTTATTCTGGAAGCCATCAGATTAGAACATATTGATTGGGATGCTTATTTGGATCGTATGCAGCGTGTTCATGATATGCTGGATGCGTCACAATCTGAAACCCGTATTGATATGTTAATTCTTGTTGATGACCCTATCGCTTCAAAAAGAGATCTGGAAAAGCTGGATGAGGATAAAGGTTATCTCGCCTATACAGTAGGCCGTGCGTTTCGTGATTGCCCCTATAGGCCAGATGATTCCCGTTCATCGGACTGGCAACTAGGCTGGCTGACGGCAAGAGACGAGGAAAGCGAAGATGACGGAAGAGAGTGACGCAATTGACCGTGTGCGCGATGAAATGCGCGATGAAATAAGGGATAGTCGCGAGGTTCTTCAAGATATCAGAGGGCATTTAGGTAATATTTCTGGCCATTTGAATGATGTCAGACAGCATTTGGATGATATTCGTAACCAAGGTGGCGATGGCGATGGACGGTTAAAGGATATCAGGGACGCGATTGACGATATTTCAATTGACATTACCCAGACTGATGTGGCGCAAGCGACTTTGAGGTCGGGTTCAAGGACTGCAAAGACAGAGCCAGAGGCGGTGCGCAAGGATGTTCAGCAGCGACAAACCGCGAGCCGTTCACCATTAAGCCCAAAGAATTAGTTTAGTGATCAAATTGGGTTAAATGTTCATGGATTAATGCAAAGGCATTGCCCATTTTCACCATGTGATTTTTTAAATGCTTATTAAAGCGATTTGCTGGTGCGCCTTTTTCTTCCCAAGCGGTAATGGTGTTACGGTGAACACCAAAACATTCAGCCATGGGCCTTTGCCAGGCGGGGCCAAAGCAAGCCACACCAATAGCTGCGACAGCTTCACATGTGACTCTTGCGCTGTTTACAGATTTGTTATATGTCATGATTTCATTCCTGTTGGTTAGGTAATGTACATATTGAGCCCGCTTGTCTTCATTGATTGGCGGGCTCTTGATTTATTGGCTTACGATTGATTTGGCGACGGCATTGGCGACGAGCTCATATGCGTCTTGCAAATCTTTCCAGTCCTCATCATTGCCGCCTGTCTTGCGTTGCTCAATCTCTTGATCGATTAGCGGCATGATGGTCTTACAGGCTGCAAGCAATTCAGGAGCGGCGGCAAACAAATGTGCATATTCCCAGCAGTCGTCAACGTCTTTTGCAACCTTGGCCAGATGCTCACCGGCAACGGTCTTGATGCTTGAACGGTTCCTAGCGACTAGTTCTAGTGGTTTGAAATCTGTCATTGTCATTTCCTTTGGTTAGGTTGATGCCGATTGCATCAATAAGGGCGCTACAATGTTGCAACGCCCTTAAAGTTGAAATCTAGGCCGCTAAACATTTGGCTAATGAAAGCCCGCGCTCTTTAGATTGAGCCCCTGCACCAAGTGTTGCTGATGCAAAGCGATTTGATCTATCGCCCCGCGTTCTGGCTTGGTGGTCATGGTAATGAGTGACAGCATTCACCAAACCCCAAGCCGTACCCTTTGCGGTTTGCAATTGAGAGCCTGGCCCTTGGAAATAGTTATCCATTAGCTTGTTGATCGTGTCTTTTTGGCCTTTTGAAAAATCGCTTATCTCTGGCAATTCAGTATCAAGAGATTGCGTTTTTTCTGGCCCATAAAGCCTTGCGAAATAGTCCATTGCTTCACGATCTGTGACGCGGGTATCAGCCAATTGCCGCACTGTGTCTGTTAACTCTGTGAAAGATCCCTCAATGACGCCTAATTCTGATTTAACTTGGTGTTGATCAAAATCGCGACTGTGTGGGATACGTATTTCATCACTATCAGACTTGAATTGCAAAACGTTCAAACATGCAGGGCGAAAAGAAAGCAATTTGCCCACCGTTGATAAAGAGCCGTCGCATGATGTGGCAAGCATTAGGTAGGCTTTTAGCTCTGATGTTTCCGCATGCTTATGTCGTGCTAGTGCAAAAAGCTTTCGACCATTTTGTAATGCGCCCGCATTTTCAAGCACATAATCACCACCCGCCGCTTCTATAAGATCGCGATAAAAACTTAAAACCTCTTTAGGCTGTACGATTTTATAACGATTACCACTCATAATGCTAAGTGATTGGCCATTATCAGATCGATAAAGCACATCGCGGTTGCTAACAGGTTGTGCTGTTTGGGGCTGTCCATCAATAACGGGTACATAATGAGCCGGCGCACGCTGTATTGTCCAATTCATACCGGCTTCATTCTGCCATTGGTCAAGTGTTGCGCCCGCTGTTAGAGAGCCATCATCAATGATTTTTGGTGCTTTGGTTAGAGTTGGTAAGTGTTCAAAAGCCATTTTAATTTCCTTTTTGGTTAGGTATCGCATTATTGCGAATACGGATAACTTACATATGATGTAATTTATATCAAGGGGGAATTGTTAAAAAAAACAATATAAGCATGATAAATGTTAGAAATAACTAACATTATCTTTAAATATCAGTGCTTTGACATATTGCGCATAATGTAAGATATATGGCCTATAACCAGCCAAAAAAAGGAAAACGCATATGACTGACACGCTAAAGAGGTCAAAAAAGGTTGAAAAAGAAGATAGCGTGCAACTTGTTGCTGCATTGGATGAAAACAGGCGGTTAAAATCATTGTTGGCCAGGGTTGATCCCGCAAAGGTTATGTCTGACTTTGCCCCCGCCATGACCGATTACAATGATGAATTGCCGGTTAAAATATGCGCTCTTGCTGCAACCGGGATGTTTGCGCCTGAGATAAGGGCAGAATTGGGAATATCAGATAAACAGTGGGTAAAATGGCGGGCAGAACACCGAAACTTTTATTCCGCAACCAATAGAGCCCGCGACCTTTCCAAAGCTTATTGGCACAGAGTGGCCAGGGAAGCCATTGAAAATAAAGACTGGAAGGTT